CAACAGAGGATTTCACATACTCTGGTTCGACCATCACACTAGACGCGGCACCTGCTTCTGGCGATAGGGTAGTAGTTAGATATTAAAACCATTATAAATAGTCTCATAAGGACTATAACATGGCACAGAATAACCCGATTACTACAAGAGAGACCCTTAAACAATATTGCCTCAGAGCATTAGGCAAACCAGTCATTGAGATTAACGTTGAAGATGACCAGGTAGAGGACCGTATTGACGAGGCGTTACAATATTTCGCACAGTATCACTATGATGGTACAGAGAGAATGTACCTCAAGTATCAAGTCTCAGCGGACGATAAGACTAGAGCGAGGACGAACGAGACCCTCTCAACTGTAACAGACACAGCAGACAGCACGGTTACGGCTTCATTTAAAGAAGGTAAGAATTATATTCCTATGCCCTCAAACGTAATGTCCGTTATCCAAGTATACCCATTCTCAGACAGAGCCGCATTGAATTTATTTGATGTGAGATATCAACTGAGATTGAATGACCTATACGACTTCTCATCTACATCTATAATACACTACGATATGACGTTGAGACATTTAGATATGTTAGACCACATATTGGTTGGTGAGAAACCTGTCAGATACAACATGCACAAGAACAGATTATACATCGACATGGATTGGGATAATGATGTTGACGCAGGTGATTTCTTAATCATAGAGTGTTATAGAAAACTAGATGGTTCAACTTTCACGGACGTATTTGACGATATCTTTTTAAAGAAATACCTCATACAATTAATTAAGAGACAATGGGGTGCTAACTTAATCAAGTTTCAAGGTGTTGCGATGTTGGGTGGTGTTCAACTTAATGGCGAACAACTATACACACAGGCACAGGAAGAAATAACGAAGTTAGAAGAACAGATACAATTATCTTACGAGTTACCACCGCAATACATGATAGGTTAATATGAGAAGTACATACTTCGCACATGGGACCAGGGCAGAGAAAAATCTTTACGAAGATTTAATTATAGAACAACTCAAAATATATGGACATGATGTTCATTATATGCCTAGAGAAAATCTATATACTGACGGTGTCCTAGGTAATACAACTGATAAGTTTACTGACGAGTACATGATTGAGATGTACGTTGAAGAGGTAAATGGTTTTGCTGGTCAGGGAGACCTGATTGGTAAGTTTGGTTTAGATATGCGAGACGAACTAACCTTCGTTGTTGCGAGACGTACTTTTGAATTACTGGTTGACCAACCATCAAACACACTTACATTTAATAGACCAAAAGAGGGTGATGTTATATACATGCCTCTTTTCAAAAAGTTTTGGCAAGTTGACTTCGTTGAAGACGAGGATCCAATGTATCAGATTTCTGACTTGCCTATCTTCAAACTAAAATGTTCAACATGGGATTACAGTTCAGAGAGTGTTGAGACTGGATTAACAGAGATAGATGAGAAACTTGATAACGTCACATTAGACTTATTAGAAAATCAAATCACTCTGGAATCTGGCACGACAAGTTCTGGTTCCCTATTATCAGAGAATATCGCTGGCGATGTATCTGCTCTCCTATCAGAGGCAGGTGATACAATCGTTGATGAGACGGACGCTGATAATATCATCTTGGAAGATGACCCTAACTTCGTTGAATATATAATACTTGAGGATAATCTAACAAGTAACTTGGCTTCAGATAGTGTCGATAGTGATAACTTGGCATTTGACACGGCGGCAGGGTTAGATGACTTTGATACTGAGAACGATATATTTGATTTCACAGAAAACAACCCATTTGGAGACCCAAGGAGTAAATAATGTTTAAAGATGCACAATACCATGAGTTGATAAGAAAGACGGTCGTTGCCTTTGGCACACTATTTAACGATATGTACGTCTATCGTAAGAACTCAACTGGTAAGACGATACAAAAGATGAAAGTACCACTAGCGTACGGACCAAAACAAAAATTTTTAGTTAGACTAGACCAAGATAGTACGAGGGGTGCGGATAACGTAAAGACGACCGCATTGACTTTACCACGTGTTGGTTTTGAGATGACCACACTCACATATGACGCACCAAGAAAGTTAAACAGGATACAAAAGTTTAAGAAGGTGAAAGGGGCAGACGCTAAGTCACTACAACATAGTTACATGCCTGTACCATACAATGTAGGTTTCAGTCTATTCGCTATGGCGAAGAATAGTGAGGATGCCTTACAGATTGTCGAACAGATACTACCAATGTTTCAACCAGACTATACGATTAGTCTAAACGTACTACCAACAATGGAGATTGTGAGAGATGTACCAATCGTATTGAATGATGTATCATATGAAGATACCTATGATGGTAACTTCACAGAGAGACGAGTTATCATGTACACGATGAATTTCACAGCGAAGATGTATCTATATGGACCTGTGACTTCTCAGAAAATCATTAAGAGAGTTCAAGTGGATCAATACACAGATACACCTGTTAACTCACCTAAGAGAGAACAGAGACTTGTGGTTACACCAAATCCTACGACGGCAGACGCTGACGATAACTTTGGTTTCAATGAAGAACACTCTTTCTTCCAGGACGCTGACGAATACGATCCAGTTTCTGGCACAGATAAAGATTCCTAATGAAAAAAGTTGAGGATAAACTCAACGAGATTTTAGACATAACACCTAAAGTTGAAGTTGAGGAGAAAACACCAGCGATACCTCGCCCTAAAGAACAAGAGGATATAATGAACGACTACAAGTATAGTCGGGAGAATTTATATAATCTGGTAGAGCGAGGGCAGGATGCCCTAGATGGTATCTTACAACTTGCGAAAGAGACTGAACACCCACGAACATACGAGGTCGCAGGACAACTCATCAAAACAGTAAGTGAGGTATCAGAAAAATTATTACAACAACAAGAGAAGATGAAGAAGTTGGGTGAGGAGACACAGAAAGGGCCCAGTAAAGTAGAGAACAACCTATTCGTTGGTTCTACCGCTGAATTACAAAAACTGATAAAGAAAAATGGAAAATAAAACATATCTTGGTAACCCCAATCTCAAAGCGGCAAACCAAAAAGTTAAGTTCACAAAGAAACAGGTAGAAGAATTTATAAAGTGCCAAGAAAATCCTGTTTACTTCATCTCTAACTATATTCAGATAGTCACGCTAGACCACGGTCTACAAAAATTTAAGATGTACAACTTTCAGAAAGAGATGGTTGATACATTCCACAATAATCGTTTTAGTATATGTAAGTTACCTAGACAGACTGGTAAATCTACCACGATAATATCTTATCTATTACACTACGCTATATTCAATGCGAATGTGAATATCGCCATACTTGCGAACAAGGCTGCTATCGCTAGAGATTTATTAGGTCGTTTACAACTTGCCTATGAGAATTTACCAAAGTGGTTACAACAAGGTGTCATCAACTGGAATAAAGGTAGTTTAGAGTTAGAGAATGGTAGTAGAATACTTGCCGCGGCAACATCATCAAGTGCTGTACGTGGTGGTTCCTACAACGTCATATTCTTGGACGAGTTCGCATACGTGCCAAACAACATCGCTGAACAATTTTTCAGTTCAGTTTATCCTACGATATCTTCTGGTAAATCATCAAAGGTTATGATTGTGTCCACACCACATGGTATGAACATGTTTTACAAGTTATGGAATGACGCACAGAATAAGAGAAACAGTTATGTGCCAATCGAGGTTCACTGGTCAGAGGTACCAGGTAGAGATGAGAAGTGGAAAGCAGAGACGATAAGGAATACGAGTGAACAACAGTTTCGAACGGAGTTTGATTGTGAGTTCCTAGGTAGTGTAGATACCCTCATAAATTCATCGAAATTAAGAGTATTAACGCACAACCAGACGATACAAAGTAATGCTGGGCTAGATATATACGAAATGCCCATAAAAGGTCACAGGTACGTGATTACCGTCGATGTGGCACGTGGTACGGTCAATGATTATAGTGCCTTCGTCATCACAGACGCAACACAGATACCATACAAGGTGATAGGCAAGTTCAGAGATAATGAGATACGACCAATGTTATTCCCACAGATTATACACAAAGTGGCGATGAGTTACAACACGGCAGAGATATTGGTCGAGGTCAACGATATTGGTGGTCAGGTGGCAGATACGTTACAGTTCGATTTAGAATATGATAACCTCATCATGGTCAATCAACGAGGTCGTAGTGGTCAGATTGCGGGAACAGGTTTCAGTGGCAAACAATCTCAACTAGGGCTGAGAACCACGAAGGCGACAAAGAAGATAGGGTGTTCTAACCTAAAGACGATGATAGAGACAGACAAATATATCATACATGATTTCGATATCATCGCTGAGTTATCGACATATGTGGCGAAAGGTAAAGAGAAGTTCGAGGCTGAGGAAGGTTCTACTGACGATTTAGTCACCTGTCTGGTCATGTTCGCATGGTTATCTAACCAGACATACTTCAAAGAATTAACTGACCAAGATATACGGGCACGATTGGTAGATGAACAATCACACCTCATGGAACAGGACATGGCACCATTTGGATTCGTGGATAATGGTATAGATGGCCCAGAGACAGAGAGTTATACAGATCCATACGGTCAAGTGTGGAACCCTGTGGTAAGAGACGGTAAATAACGTATTTTATAAATAGAAGTAAGAAACTAAACGTTTAATTTTAAGGAGAAACAAGATGGCTTTTTTAGTATCACCAGGTGTGAACGTAACTGAAAAGGATCTCACAAATGTAATCCCGGCAGTATCAACTTCGATTGGTGCTATTGGTGTTATTGCTGAGAAAGGGCCAATGGATGAGGTAGTTCTTATCTCTAGTGAAGACGAATATGTGGAAATATTTGGGAAACCAACTGCTTCCAACTTCGAATATTTTTTTAGTGCAACCAACTTTTTACAATACGGAAATGCCTTAAAGGTAGTGAGAGCAACAACTGGCAACCTAAATGCGACTTCAAGTGGCAACGGGTTACAGATTAAGAATACAACTCATTACTTAAATAACTATGCCGGCGGTGCGGCTTCTAACGGCTCTTGGGGAGCAAGGGAAGCAGGGACTCTAGGCAACAATCTAAAAGTATCTATGTGTACAAACTCTACGGCATTTGGCCCGGACTTAGGTGGCGGTATACTCGTCAATGGCGCGAAAGCAATAGGGGCAACAACTGTTACAGTTGATGACGGTACACAGTTCCAAGTAGGAGATATAATTGAATTTGGAGACACAAGTGCTATACCTGCTACAGCGGGCGCACCTTCTGGATTCTATTACAAGATAACTGGAATATCAACACATGTTTTAACAATCAAAAGATTTGATTCCTCAACGGGTGTCACATCTGATGGTGGTCTGAGACATGCGGTAGTAGATGACGCAAAAGTGAGAAGATATTGGGAATATTATTTCAACTTCTCTCAAGCGCCTTCAACTACTGATGACGTTTCAAACGCAGGTGGTTCATTAGATGAATTACACATCGCGGTTGTTGACGAAGATGGTGGTATCACAGGTACTGCTGGTACAATATTAGAAACACATGAAGGACTATCTCAGGCTTCTGACGCTAAGTCAGCGCAGGGTGGATCAATATACTATGTTGATTACCTATATGAGAATAGTAAATACATCTATTGGTTAGACCATGAGAGTACACTGGCAAATGCGGGTTCAGCAAAACTTGGACAAACTTTTGACCAACAGGGTGCGGCAGACCAGACTATCTTTAGTTCTAGTCTATCTGGTGGAACAACTGATAACGAACCAACTCTTGGCGAGATGGCATTGGCATATGATAAATTTGGCGATGCTGAAACGGAAGAGGTAAACTTACTTATAGGCGGACCATCTCAAGGTGGTGGTGCTACTGCGGCTGATGCTACAGGAGACACACACGCAACAAAGGTAATTGATATCGCTGAAGGACGTAAAGATTGTGTGGCATTTATTTCACCTGCGAGAGCAGATGTTGTAAACGTTGACAACGCAATCGTTGCTACTTCCAATGTCAAGGCTTTTGCTGATGGTCTATCAAGTTCATCATACGCTGTCATCGACAGTGGTTATAAGTACATGTACGACAAATACAATGACGTATATAGATTTGTGCCACTATGTGGTGATATCGCTGGATTATGTGCGAGAACAGACAACGTAGCGGACCCATTCTTCTCACCTGCTGGTTTCAGTAGAGGGCAGATTAGAGGTGCGGTTAAGTTGGCATTCGACCCTAACCAGACTCAGCGTGACGAACTATATAAAGCAAGAGTAAACCCAGTAGTTACATTCCCTGGACAAGGCACCGTCTTGTTTGGTGATAAGACTGCTCAATCAAAACCTAGTGCTTTCGATAGAATAAACGTAAGACGATTATTCTTAGTCCTTGAAAAGGCAATCTCAACGGCTGCTAAATTCCAACTCTTTGAGTTCAATGATGAGTTCACAAGAGCACAATTTAGAAACCTAACAGAACCTTTCCTAAGGGACATCCAAGGTAGAAGAGGTATCACAGACTTTTCAGTAGTGTGTGATGAAACAAACAACACGGGTGAAATCATTGATAGAAACGAATTTGTGGCTGACATTTTTGTTAAACCAAATCGTTCAATCAACTTCATCAAACTAAACTTTGTAGCGACCAGAACGGGCGTTGCGTTTAGTGAAGTGGCAGGGGCATAGGAGTAAAACATGGCAAACGTATCAGACTTTATTTCTAAACTTAAAGGTGGTGGAGCAAGACAAAACCAGTTTAAAGTAACAATGCCTTTCCCAGGCTTCGCGGCAGTAGGTGGCGAGACAGAGAGCATGGCTTTCTTATGTACGGCAACAAACTTACCGTCAAGTGAGATTGGGGAATTAACTGTAAACTTCCGTGGTAGACCAATTTATATGGCAGGTGATAGAACGTTCCAAACTTGGACAACTACTATCATCAACGATACTGATTTCGCAATCAAAAATGCTATAGAGAGATGGTCAAATGGTATTAACAACCATTCAGATAACGAAGGACTTGCGAATCCAGTCGACTATCAAGTTGACGCTTTCGTTGACCACCTAGATAGAAACGGTAACACTATTAAGAGTTATACTTTTAGAGGGTTATTCCCAACTATCATAGGTCAGGTTGACTTAAACATGGATCAAGTAACGACTTTAGAAACTTTTGAATGTACTTGGAGATACCAATACTGGGAATCTAATACTACAACATAAGTTGTAATGATAAAAGTGGGGCCTTAGTGCCCCACTAAATATTGAAAAGGAGAAATGTAGTGGCAGAGATATTTGGATTTAGCATTAAACGAGCGGACAGGAAGGCGACTTCACAATCGTTCACGGCACCAACGGCAGACGATGGCGTCCAGACGATTATGGGTGGTGGCCACTTTGGCACGTACCTCGACCAAGAAGGAAAAGTAAATAACGAAGCAGATTTAATAAGAAGATATAGAGAAGTTTCCATACACCCAGAGTGTGATATGGCTATTGAGGATATCATCAACGAGGCAGTTGTTGTCGATGATAAACAAGAGGTGGTGAGATTAAATCTAAACAACATACCATTCTCATCTCAGGTAAAGAAAAGAATTGACGAAGAATTTAAGAACGTCATTAGATTATTGGAATTTGAAAACAAGGGACATGACATATTCAGACGATGGTATGTCGATGGTCGTATCGTATATCATAAGATAATAGATCCAAAGAACACGAAAGCGGGTCTCACAGAGTTACGATATATCGACCCAAGAAAGATTAAGAAAGTAAGGGCACCAAAACAGAAACCAGGTGGCGAGAGTTTCGCACCAAAAGATCCAAACAAACCTGGCACAGTAGAGTTCGAAGAATTTTTCATCTACAACGAGAAGGGTGTTCAACCAGGTGCGGCAGCGACAACTGGATTAAAGATTTCTAAAGACGCAATCGCCCATTGTGTGAGTGGATTAGTAGACCAACAGAGAAATATGGTTCTATCATATCTACATAAGGCAATCAAACCAGTCAATCAATTAAGAATGATTGAGGATTCTGTTGTCATATACAGAATATCAAGGGCACCAGAAAGAAGAATTTTTTACATCGATGTAGGGAATCTACCAAAAGTGAAGGCAGAACAATACCTCAAAGATGTGATGAACAGATATAGAAACAAACTGGTATATGACGCCTCTACAGGAGAGATTAGAGACGATAGACAGTATATGAGTATGTTGGAAGACTTCTGGTTACCAAGACGAGAAGGTGGTAGAGGGACAGAGATTACGACCCTACCAGGTGGATCAAACCTTGGTGAGATAGATGATATCAAATACTTCCAGAAGAAACTATATCAATCTCTAAACGTACCATACAGCAGACTAGATAGTGAGGCTGCGGGTGGTTTACAACTTGGTAAATCAACTGAGGTAAATAGAGACGAGATTAAATTTACGAAGTTTATCAGTAGATTAAGAAATAGATTTAACGGTCTGTTCCACGACCTACTGAAAACTCAACTGATCCTCAAAGGTGTTGTTACTATCGAAGATTGGGAAAACTCTCTATCACAGACCATCAAATACGATTATGTTCAGGATGGATATTTCGCTGAGATTAAAGAAAGTGAGATGTTCAAAGATAGGATGGAAATATTCCGTACTATGAAGGACGCAGGTATGATAGGCACAGTATATTCTATGGACTATGTTAACAAACATATATTAAAGATGAATGACGCTGATATTGAGAAAGAGAGAGAAAACATAGCGACTGAAATTAAACAGGGCGTATTGGCAGATCCAAACGCACAGCAACAAGATGGAGACTTTTAAATGAGTATTGAAGATACAAAGAACATGATTAACGCTTTAGATACAGGTGACAACGTTGAGGCAGAGAAGGCTTTCAAGGCGTCACTATCAGATAAAGTTGGTGTCGAGTTAGACACAAAGAGAAAAGACCTCGCAGGTACTTTACTCAATAAAGAAATAGAAGCGGATAAGGAAAGTAATGTTGACGTTGAGCCAACTGAAATTGACGATTAAGGAGAAGGACGAACATAAACGTTCACCTGCCTATCGTAAGTTATCGCCTAAAGTAAAGAAGGCGGTCGATGACTTATTTGGCATGATGGCGAAGACACCGCAAAAAGTTTTGACTACGTTTCCAAGGGTTGTACGAGACGTGGCAAAGAAATACAGGGTACAACAAAAAGACATAGAAACCTATTTCGAAAAGGAAACAGGTCTAACCATATAAAGGAGAGTAAAAATGGCAGTTGTCAATAAAAGAACATTAGTGGATAGTGAAACTAGACACGTGGTAATGTTCGAAATCAATAACGATACGAATAGTGCTGTATCAGTTGTGGACGCATCCGCATTAAGAGGACACTCATCTAACCCAACGTTAGATATTAAGAGTATCAAGTGGAACACAACGGCAGCGACAAGTGATTTAGCATTCTTGTTTGACGCAACATCAGATGACCACGCAATATCAGTACACGGTAGTGGCGAGTATGGGTATCATGGTAAACAACCAATGATAACTAACCCAGAGAGTTCAGGCGTGACTGGTGATATAAAGGTTACCAACGCAAGTGCGGTGACTGGTACGTTCATCTTAGAGGTTAAGAAGACTAAAGGTTATGACGCTTCAGGACAGACAAGATAATGGCTGACACAGTAACATCACAGACTATAGCAGACGTTGCTGGTAGTAAGACGGTGATGAAGTTCACCAATAAGTCAGATGGTACTGGTGAGAGTTTAGTAGAGAAAATGACAAGTGCGTCTTTGAACCACTTGTCAACCTCTACCAAGATTGCGAGGGTGATATATTCAATCAACACTACTGACCCCAAAGGGGCGGTGGAGATACTGTTTGAAGGTGATACCAACGCAACGGCACTCTTCCTAGGTGGTTCTGGCACGATAGACTTACAAACACCAGCGATACAGATAGCCAATAATGCGACAACACCAACAGGAGATATTTTGTTCTCCACTCACAATTTTGTGAACGGTGATAGTTATTCCGTCGTTTTAGAGGTCAGATAATATAAATAGAACAAAAGGGGAAAATACGCACCATGAAACTAATTAGAGAAGAAATCAACGAGGCAGAATACATTGTCGAAGAAGATAATGGTAAGAAGTCTCATAAGATAAAGGGTATCTTCATGCAAGCCAACATTAAGAATAGAAATGGCCGTGTATACCCACAAGAAGTATTAGAGAAGGAAGTAGGCAGATATAATAAAGAATTTGTCCAGAGAAAGAGAGCATTTGGAGAACTAGGGCATCCTGACGGTCCAACTGTAAACCTGGAGAGAGTATCACACTTAATAACTAAGTTAGAGGGTGATAACAAGGGTAATTATATAGGCGAAGCGAAGATTACAGACACACCATATGGTAAGATTGTGAAGTCCTTGATAGACGAAGGCGCACAATTAGGAGTTTCTTCCAGAGGCATGGGCTCTTTGGAGAATAAGGGTGGCACGAACTATGTAAAAAGTGATTTTTACCTGGCAACTGCCGCAGATATCGTAGCGGATCCATCCGCACCACAAGCATTCGTCAATGGCGTAATGGAAGGTAAAGAATGGATCTGGGACAACGGAATCATCAAAGAGCGAGATGTTTCTGAAATACAAGAACAAATTGAGCGTGAGACTAGACAACGTAAGGCTAGGGCAGAGGCGAATGCCTTTGAGAGTTTTATGAACAAATTAACAAAAAGATAAATAGTTATACGCAAAATTTTTATTTCGAAATAAGGAGAGAATATACAAAATGGCTGAAGAATACAAAAACGAACAAGAAATCGTTTCTGAGGCTCCTAAGGGCGCAGACGCTCCAAAAGCATCCGCTGGTAAAGCGGACCCAATGCAGAAGGGCGGCGACTATGAGGATCTTGGTCCAGCATTAGTAAAACCAGACGATAAACCTGGTCAGACTAAAGCAGACGACAAAGTGAAAAAAGACTCTGGTGCTCCTACTAAAGGTGCGGCTCCGGCAGAAAAACCTCAAAAAGTAAAAGAGGAAGCTGACGAAGACGAGAAAGAAAACGACAAGGAAGACGATAAAGAAAAAGAAGATGAAGATGAAATCATGGAAATGCCTAAGACTAAATCAGGTATGATCCAGGCTATGTATGATAACATGTCTAAAATGAAGAAATCTGACATCGCTGCTTCTTATCACAAAGTCATGGCTGCTATGCACGGCGATGAAAAAGAAGACGAAGAAGAAAAAGAAGAAAGTAAAACTGTAAACAAAGAAGCAGTGGATCAAAGAGTAAAATCTATTGACGTTTCTGCTGATGTTGCGGCACTTACTTCTGGAGATGATTCTTTATCAGAGGAGTTTAAAACTAAAGCGGCAACAATCTTTGAAGCGGCTGTTAAATCAAAAGTAAAATCTGAAATCGAAAGATTAGAGGGTGAATATGCTAACGAACTAACAGAAGCGAAAGAGACAGTTAAGGAAGAGTTAACTACTAAGGTTGACAACTACTTAAACTATGTTGTTGAACAATGGATGGCAGATAATGAATTAGCAATCGAAAAAGGAATCAAGGGAGAAATCGCTGAGGACTTTATTGGTGGTCTAAAACAATTATTCGAGGATCATTACATTGATGTCCCAGATGAAAAATACGACATCTTAGAAGCGAAAGAGAAAGAGTTGGAAGACTTGAAATCTAAAGTTAATGAGTTGGTAGAAAAATCTGTGGAAGATAAAACAGTTATCGATAGTTTCACTAAAGACGAAATCTTTGAGAGCACAGTTGACGGAATGGCTGATACTGAGAAAGAAAAGATGAAATCATTAGTTGAAGATATTAGTTTTGAAGGCGCTGACGCTTACAAGAAGAAACTTGATACTATTAAAGAGAGTTACTTTGGCGTGAAGAAAGAAGCACCGGCAACTAATGTTGACGCTATCAACGAAGATTCTAATGACGGTAACACAGTAGTGGACTTGAGCGATTCAATGTCACGCTATACGGCTGCTATCAGTAGGGGACAAAGTAGAGATATCTACAATAAACAATAATAAAACGGAGAGATAAACAAAATGTTTAATTCACAAAACTTACAAGAAAAGTGGGCTCCAGTCTTAGAACATGCGGATTTAGCAAAAATTGATAATCCCTACAAAAAGGCTGTAACTGCTGTTATCTTGGAAAACCAAGAAAAAGCGGCTAAAGAAGACAAAGCGTTTCTAGGTGAGATTGCGAACGTAACTGGTGACAGTGCTGTAGCAAACTGGGATCCAATCCTAATCTCATTAGTTAGAAGAGCAATGCCTAACTTAATCGCATACGACATCTGTGGTGTACAACCAATGACTGGTCCAACTGGTCTAATCTTCGCTATGAAGAGCAGATTTACAAGTAACTCTGGCACAGAAGCGCTATTCAATGAAGCAGATTCAGACTTTTCTGGAACTGGTACTCATAGTTCTTCCCTAAATCCAGGATTGATGAACGACACTACTACCTCAGTTACTGCTGGTACTGGTATCGCAACAGCAACTGCTGAAGCAAGTTCATCTTTTGCTGAGATGGCTTTCAGTATTGAGAAGTCTACTGTTACTGCTAAAACTAGACAGTTAAAAGCAGAATACACAATGGAACTTGCTCAAGACCTTAAAGCGATCCACGGTTTAGACGCTGAAACTGAATTGGCTAACATCCTATCTGCTGAGATCCTTGCGGAAATCAACAGAGAAGTTGTAAGAACAATTTACGAAAAGGCTAAAAAAGGTGCTAACACAAATACAACTACATCAGGTACTTTTGACTTAGATACTGATTCCAACGGAAGATGGTCAGTAGAGAAGTTCAAAGGCTTAATGTTCCAAGTTGAGAGAGACGCTAACGTAATTGCACAAGAAACAAGACGTGGAAAAGGTAATATCATTATCTGTTCTTCTGACGTTGCTTCTGCTTTACAGATGGCTGGTGTATTAGATTACGCTCCTGCTCTTAACAACTCACTTAACGTTGATGATACTGGTAATACTTTTGCTGGTACTCTAAACGGTAGATACAAAGTATACATTGATCCATATGCGTCTAACAACACAGCGGCTCAATACTTTGTAGTAGGTTACAAAGGAACTTCACCTTACGATGCTGGTATGTTCTACTGCCCATACGTTCCACTACAAATGGTACGTGCGGTTGGTGAATCTACTTTCCAACCAAAAATTGGTTTCAAAACTAGATATGGTCTAATTAGAAACCCATTTGCGGAAAGTTCTGCTCAGGCAACTGACGTAGGAACAGACCAAGCAAACATCTATTACAGAATGGTAAAAGTATCGAACCTTATGTAGGTTTCACTTTCCATTACTGGATTAAGAGGGGGCGTAATGCCCCCTTTTTTATTTGACTATATACTAATTGATAGGAGAACCTTTATGTTTTCAATACCTTTATTTCATTACACAATCGACAACTGGCCAGAGGCCAGAAAAAAACTCATCAACGTAATGGACACCCAGAAGTTTGAGAATGCCTACGATGTGAGTAACGTCTCTACATCATATGGTGTACAGTTCAAGGACGCTGACCTAGAGTTAAAACAAATATTACAACCCACAGTAGACGAGTTTATCAAGGAATCTGAGATACAGAATCCTATGATTGCTGACATGTGGTTTCAAAAGTACAAAGAACAACAATTTCACGCACCACATAACCATGGCCCCTATGGGTGGTCTAGTGTGTTGTATATTAAATATGACCCTGCGGTACATAAAGCGACAAGATTTATCGCACCATTCCCTGACGTCCAAGGTAGGACGATAAACTACTCACCACAAGATGTGGTAAAAGAAGGGTCTTGGATATGGTTCCCTGCTTTCATCAATCACTATACGACACCAAATAAGACAGACGAGGAACGTATCATAATGTCCTGTAACATGGTGGATGTGGTATCTTATTTGACATGGGAAGATGAAGAGGCGAAAGATAAGAGACCGCAAGCATAAATAGTAGTATGACAGAAGCAAGTTTAGCCTCAAAACAACCCAATAATCTGGACTATGCGGATCCTACCAAGTTTAGGTTCCAATGTGTTAAGATTCCTAAGGTGGAGTATAATACTATACAGGCCAACATACCGGGTGTATCTCTAACAGAGTTGACACAACCAACGAGATTACAACAATTGAAGATACCTGGTAATGATTTGACCTTCGAAGATTTGACGATAACGTTTATCGTTGATGAAAATTTAGAGACATATCAACAGATACACGATTGGATGGCAGGGTTGGCACAGGTGGATAGTGACGAGAAGTATAGAGCATTAGTTACTGATGGTGGTGATAGAATGCCATTATCAACTCAAACATCTTCCACAGATGCGGGCAGACCAACTAAGATGACACCAGACGGTGCGATATTCTCAGATGGTAAGTTGATTGTCCTGTCGAGTAGGAATATCCCTGTAATGGAGATAAACTACCAAGATATATATCCTAAAGCATTGAGTGCCTTAGATTATAACCAAAACCTAACTGACGTTGAATACCTAACCGCGAGTGTAACTTTTGGATATAAAATCCATACTTACACCACATTATAATTATGAGATACTATGACCCTAGAAGAATTACAAGACCAGGCGTCTAAAGACCTGGCGATAGATGAAACCCAACTAGACATTGAGTCCTTATCTACACCAACACTACACAGTAAATACCTAAAGATATATTCGACATATGCCCTTATGTTGAAGAAGGAAGAAGGTGACTACTCTAAACTACATGTTAAGAAGTGGTTATTCTTCACTGGTAAGGCAGACCCAGAAGAATACAAAGACCAAGACTTTCAACTGAAAGTGTTACGACAAGATGTGGATAAGTTTATTGACGCTGACGACCTCATCATCAAACAGAGACAAAAGATAGAGTATCTAAAACAGATATGTAAATTCTGTGAGGACACACTCAAACAGATTAACAATCGCACATTCCAGATTAAGAACGCCATAGAGTGGAAGAAATTTACAGGTGGTGATTTCTAGTGTTGATACATTGGGTCATTGGTAATGGTGTTAGTAGGAAAGATGTTGATATAGATAAACTAAAAGGTGTCAGGTATGGTTGTAATGCGATATACAGAGATTACTGGACAGACTACCTGTTCTCAAAAGATAAACCAATAACCTTTGAGATTTATCGAAGTGGTGCGTGGAAAGACAGACGGGTAAGTGTTCAGACGTATTGGAGAAACGATAGTGAGTTCAGACCAATACAGAACCACATCTCTCTATGGTCACATCAGAGATGGTTTAAGAATGAGGATTTCACAGACACGGGTACGATGGCACTACGACAGGCAAGTCACAACGCTATGAAATACCTGGGTGATAAGAAACATGGTGGTGTTGAGATACACATGGTTGGATTCGACTTTGACAAGACGAATATATACTCTAATACATCATGTTACCACGAAGGTGGTCGTTTTGGTATGACACATAGTTTTGTGGATACTTTTGAATTGTTTCCACAACTGACATATGTCCAACATGGATCTATGCCAGACGTATTGAAGGAGAAAGATAATGTTATTTTGTATAGGTAATGGTGAGAGCAGAAAAGACTTAGACCTACATAGGTTGAAAGACTTTGGTAAGATATATGGTTGTAATGGTCTATACAGAGATTTTACACCTGATGTATTGTTGGCGATGGATTACAACATATGCCACGAGATTTATAGGAGTGGATATGCCTTTGAGAATCCAGTATATCTGAAATCATGGGAGAAGAACCCACACACCCTACACCCCAAACTATTCGAACCAGAGACGATAGCCAAGTTCATAGGACAAGATATAGAAGATGTATCTGATTATGTTGATGAGTGGGCATGGAAGGGTGAGAAGAAAAAATATTTTGTTTGTTGGGCGAACAATAAAGACCTAATGAAGAAGATGAGGGAAGAGAGAAAAGATTGGAAGGAAGATGACTTCAAGTTATATCTGAGTGAAGACCAAGAGGGATATCTCATAACATGGTTGAAGAAGAAAGACAAGGTGATGGGTCTTGGTAAGTATGCCAATGAGAAGACGAACGCAGGCATATTGATTGCCATGATGGCCGCAGATGTGGATAAGAAGATATACCTCATAGGTTATGATTACTATTCAAAGTTATCAACTGTGAATAATGTGTATAAAGGCACCAAGGGTTATGTTGGGGAGAAGGCAGCCGCAATTGATCCTCAGAACTGGATATATCATACTAAGAGATTATTGAACAGATATGAGAACCACGAGTTCATACACGTTGGGCAACCAATAGATGATTTAGAGGAAAGAGACAACTGGACGAATATTAGTTATGAAGAACTAGATGAGCGAATTACAAATAGAAATCTTTAATCAGGCATACGTCAAGTGTAAGTCAGAGGATCTTGGGTTACTCCAAGACCTATCAGATTTCTTTACGTTTCAGGTACCAGGAGCCAGTTTCATGCCATCAGTTAGGGCAAAGAGATGGGATGGTAAGATACGATTATACAGTAAGGCGACTGGCAAGTTATATAGAGGGCTAGTGCCGTATGTACAGCATTTTTGCGAAAAAAACAGCCATACAATCATACTACCGGAAGGCTTAAACAGCGGTGGTAGCGTTCCTAGAGACGATTTTTCCAAGTTTGTTGACACGATTTTGACGAAAACCCTCAAAATTAGAGATTATCAACTGGACGCATTTAGTCACGCTATCAACCATAGAAGATGTATTCTACTATCACCTACCGCTTCTGGTAAGTCATTAATCATCTATTGCATAATAAGAATGATGACAACACTTGGCAAGAAAAGTCTATTGGTGGTTCCAACAACATCTCTGGTAGAACAAATGTATAAAGACTTCATCGATTACAGTTGGGACGCTGAGGCACATGTACAGAGGAAGTATTATGGTTATGATATTGATGAGGCTAAACCTGTCGTTGTATCCACGTGGCAATCACTATCAACATTCGACAAGAAATGGTTTGAGAAATTTGATTGTGTGATAGGAGATGAGGCCCATCTCTACAAATCAAAAGAGTTACAAAAGATTATGGGTAACCTAGTCAATGCTAACTTTAGGATTGGTACGACTGGTACACTAGATGATAGTAAGGTTCATAAGTTGGTGTTAGAGGGTCTATTTGGACCTGTGACCAATGTAACATCGACAAGAGAACTCATCGACAAGGGACAACTGGCAGACCTAAAGATACAATGTGTCGTATTGAAGTACCCCAAAGAAGATTGTCAACAAGTCAAGGGTCTAACCTATCAGGAGGAGATGGACTATATAGTATCACATCAAAAGAGAAACAAGTTTATCTACAACCTTGCCAAGGATCAGAAAGGGAATACTCTAGTTTTATTTCAATATGTTGACAAACATGGCAGAATGTTGTATGATAGTATAAAAGAATTAAATAGAAAAGTTTTTTTTGTTTATGGTGGTACAGACACCACAGATAGAGAAGACATAAGAAAGATTACAGAAAGTGAGAACAATGCGATTATTGTGGCGAGTTATGGAACTTTTTCTACTGGTATCAATATTAGGAATCTTCACAATGTTATATTCGCAAGCCCTACCAAATCTAAGATACGAGTTTTACAGTCTCTTGGTCGTGGGTTGCGTCTTGGTGATAATAAAGTTAAGGCAACTCTCTACGATATCGCGGATAACCTAAGTTGGAATGATAAGAAAAACTTCACACTCAATCACTTCATGGAACGTGTTGGATTCTATACTGAACAGGAGTTCGACTATGAGATCCACAACGTAGATATAATATAGAGATAAATAGAACATGGATAAAAAAGAAACAACAGTTAGAGTACCAGTCCCTAGACTTCTAAAACTTACATCTGGAGAACAGATTATCGCTGGCATGTATGTTACAGAGGGTAGTGACTTCATCAGATTATCAGAACCCTACAAGATAGACCTATATAATTCTGAGATAGAAGAAGAGGCTTACTATGTTGAGGAACGTATGGCACTCAGACCCTGGGTGTTCCAATCTACAGACAAAATCTTTAGTGTCCATAAGAACCACATAATGACGTTAGCCGTGCCTAATGATAACCTAAAAGATTACTATAATAACGTGAGGATAAACTATAAGAAAAACTTGGAACCTATACTCGAAAAGAGAAAGAGAGAAGATTCCATGAATAAGATGTTAGACAGAATGAATGATGATGACTACTTTGAGACTTTAGAGTATCTCAAAGGTAATCGAAAGAAGCACTAAAGCAATATACTCTGAAGGACCTAACATGGCCTATTATACACCAAGTTAGGGTAAATGTCAAGCATTATTTTCAAAATAATTTAATTAACTAAACCTAGTATGAGAGGTTGACTTTCGTACTAAAGTATGATATAATATGCCTATGAATGTAAAATTAAAAAAGAAGAAGACGGAACATTACGTTGACAATAAGAAGTTCCTAGAAGAGATGAAGAAGTACCATAAGAAGGTTGTATCCGCAAGAAAACGAAACCACAGAGATCCAAAGATATCTGATTACATTGGTGAGTGTTTCCTGAAGATTGCCAACCACTTATCGTATAGACCAAACTTCATCAACTACACATACAAAGAGGATATGATTAGTGATGGTATAGAGAACTGCCTACAGTACGTGGCTAACTTCGACCCAGAGAAATCAAACAATCCTTTTGCCTACTTCACCCAGATAATCTATTACGCTTTTATTCGTAGAATACAGAAAGAGAAGAAACAGACAACGATAAAACAAAAGTTAATAATGAAGGGTGGACTAGATGAGATAGTCAGACAGGAAGGTGACAACACGGAATACCAGAATGCCTACGCTGACTTTCTAAAGAAGAACATGATATACGAGGAAGATAAACCAAAAGAAGAAACCAAGGCGGTTAAACGTAAGAAGAAAGAACCTCGTAAGTTAGAATACTTTATGGCATGAAAATAGCAATTATAGCAGATACACACCTAGGTGCGAGGAACGATAACCCACATTACAGTAAATACTTCTATAAGTTTTACGATGAGTTATTCTTCCCATACTTAGAACAGAATGATATCAAAGATGTCATACACCTTGGTGATGTATTAGATAGACGTAAGTTTGTTAATTTTAAGACATTATCAGACTTTAACAATAAGATTGTGAGACGTTTAGAGGATTACAACGTGGACATCATCGTGGGTAACCATGACACATACTATAAGAACACGAACGATATCAACGCACCAGACGAACTACTGAGTGAATACTTTAACGTCTATAGAGAACCAACTGTCGTGGAACGTGGTGGTATGAAGATGTTATTCTTACCATGGGTCAACTCACAGAATACTGAACGAACAACGATGATGTTAGAACAGGAGACCGCAGATATAGTCATGGGTCACCTAGAGATAAAAGGCTTTGAGATGCATAATGGCCACATATCTGACATTGGACTGGATAAGAGATTATTCAGACGATTTGAGACGGTATTCTCTGGACACTTTCATAAGAAATCTGATGATGGTCAGATATTCTATCTTGGTGCGCCATACGAGTTCAACTGGGCAGACCATAATTGCCCTAAGGGTTTTCACATATACGATACAGAGACGAGAGAATTAAAACAGATACGAAATCATACAACGATACATGAGAAGATATATTACAATGACGAGGAGAACGATTACAAAGATTTTGACTTCGACAAATACAAAGACAAATATATAAAACTGATAGTGGAGAAGAAGAAAGATTACTTTCTATTCGACAAATTTTTAGATAGTTTCTATAAGGTAGATATCAACGATATAAAAGTTATAGAAGACTATTCTGACCTAGACGCTTCGACAGTGGCAGACGATATCGCTGAGAGGAGTGAAGACACACCAACGTTGTTAGATAACTATATCGAACAACTAGAGACAGACCTCGATAAGGACAAACTCAAAACATTGATGAAGTCCTTATACACAGAGGCAGGAGACATAGAAGTATGAACTTAGACGAAGTACAATTTGAACAGAAAGATATTAATTGGGGTCCCTACATAATGCACTGCCGTCTACCTCAGTATATGATAGATAATCTTATCGCTGGTGGTGATGTGTTAGATACAGATTTTAGGGATCAACTTGCTGGGCACCTAAAGGTTGAGAGGGCATATAACGAGGCACAATGCGAATGGTTCTACAATGAGATGTTACCAATATGGAATGAGTACCGTCTGAGGCATTACAACTACCATGGATTTGGTAAATATGATGTGCCAGAATCCCCTGTGGCTATAAAAGGTACACAGTTATGGATCAACTATATGACCAAGGGTGAGGCGAACCCACCACACACCCACTCTGGTGATTTGTCATTCGTAATCTATTGCCAGATACCAGAAGGTATGACAGACCTACATGGCATCAAACCAAACTCAGCACCCCCAGGTTCAATTATATTCCAACACGGTGTCGTAAACAGGCCACAGTGGTCTATGACAGAGAGGTATTTTACACCAGAAGTTGGAGATATGTTCATCTTTCCCGCACTACAATCACACATGGTGTTGCCATTTCGATGTGATGGTGTGAGAATATCTGTATCAGGTAATCTGATATATACTAACAGAGACGAATGGCCTAGTTACTTTTTTTAATATGATAACATTTGAAACAATAAGATGGAAGAACTTCCTTTCTTCCGGTAATACATTTATAGAGATACCACTCAACCAGAACTCAACCACGTTGATGGTTGGTCACAATGGTGCTGGTAAATCCACGATACTAGACGCATTATGCTTCGCTCTGTTTAATAAACCATTCAGAGAGATAAAGAAAGAACAGTTAATCAATAGTGTCAACCTAGGTGGCACAGAGATAGAACTAGAGTTCAGTATCGCCAATAACAAGTATAAGATAAGACGAGGCATCAAACCAGGTATATTTGAGATATATCTGAATGGTGAGATGATTGACCAGGACGCAACGATAGCAGACCACCAGAAGATGTTAGAACAACAGATACTAAAGTTTAACTTCAGGTCATTCACACAGGTTGTCATACTTGGTTCTACGACCTTCGTACCATTCATGGAATTAAAGACAGCACATAGACGAGAGGTGGTAGAAGATATATTGGATATCAAGGTATTCTCCGTGATGCAAATGTTGGCGAAGATACGGATAAAAGAACAGGAAGAACAGACGAAAGATATACTGAGAGAACTAGATATCGTAACCTCGAAGATAGAGACACAGAAAGAAATGATAGAGAGGCTACAGGTCCGTAGTGATATAGAGATTGAGAGTGAGATAAAGAA